GCCAGCCATTTGGCTTCCTCGGGGAACAGCTTGGCCCGGGCCTCGGCTTGAGCCAGAAGCGCGTTGGTCACGGATGTTTCGGCTGCGGCGACTGCGGCGGCCTGCTCTGCCTGCTCGGTTTTCCCGCTGGCTTCAAGCTCGGCGGCCTGCCTGCCATAGAGGGGGATCAGTTCCTTGAGGGTTTCAATCTCATTTCTGAGGCCAGCCCTTAGCTTATCTTGCTCCCTGTTCTGCTGCCTGTTGCCACGCTTGCGAGGTTCAGCCAGTGCTGCCTCGGCTACAGCCAAATCCTCGACTGCCTGTATCTGCGCCCGGGTAGCTGCCTCTGCGGTTTCGAATGCGTTGAATACAATATCGTCTTCGGTAAACAGGTTGCTGAACGCCACCCCAAGTTCGACCAATGACCCGGTGAGCTTGGTGGATATGGTGCCCCACAATACGGTCAGCTTGTCATTGAGTTGCTCGGCTTTGCGGATCGATTCTTCTTCCAGAATCAGGCCATTATCCTGCGCTGCCTTGCTGAATGCCTCAAGCCCCTCGCTACCATTGCGAAGCATGTTCACCATGGCTGCACCACGGGCGCCAAACGCATCGGCGGCGAGGCCAAACTTCTCCAGATCGGTATCGGCTGCCTTCACCCCATCGGCAAAATCTGCGAGGATTTCCTCAAGGGGCCGCATCCGGCCTTCGGTATCCCGCACCGCCACGCCCATCTTGATCAGGGTGTCGCGTAGGAGGCCGGTGCCCTTGTCTGCGTCATTGATATTTTTGGCGAATATGCCAAGCGCGGTATCGAGTTGCTGTACCTCTAACCCGGACAGTTCCGCACCCAAGCGCAACTCCTGCAGAGCATCGGTTGCAATGCCGAGCTTGGTGGCAGTCTTGCCAATCTCATCAGCGGTATCGAGGGCTTGCTTGGTGAACTTTGCGAGGGCGGTGGCGGCTGCCAGTACGGCGACTGCCCCAAGGGCGAACTTCTTACCGAGCGCCGCTATGTTTGCGCCGGTTTTCTTGCTGGCCTTGTCTGTTTTTACTAGGGATCGGTCTAGCTGATCGAGTTGGCGGCGAGCTTGATTGCTGTCCACCGTGATCTTGATTTCTGCTTCTCTGGCCACGGGCAATATGCTCCTGTAATTCTGTGAGCATCGCGGCGATCACGCTTATAAATTCACCGGCTGTGCCGATCAGATCGATCACCTGTGAATAAGCAATTATCTCCCCAATGCGGGGGCTTTCTTCTCCACTCGTCAGGGTGATGTAGTGCTGGAAGTACCACCCGATTTCCGCTGTTTGCTCTGGCCTGAAATCGAGGGGTGTGGGCCTCCCCTTAGATTGCAGTCTCAGCCAAAACTTTAATTTCTGACCGTGCTCTAATTCCCATTTGAAACTTGCGAGAACTTTTTTTTAGCATCTTCGTTGACCCGGGCCAGAAATTGATCCTGATCCATCGCATGTTTCATCACGAACTCATATGCAAAATCATCATCCTCCAAGAGCGATTGCGCGTTCTCGTTGCTGAATGGCACCTCAGCGCCATCGATGATGAACCCTTCCCATCCCACCAACACAGTGCCGGGTATCGACTCAGCGTTGATTTGACAACTCCACATCGCCGGTCGCATCGAGCGTGAAGCTGGCCAGATCGAAGGCGCCGAGTGTGCCAATCGCCTTGGCCCCGGTGATGTTGTTGTTGATCGTCAGATTCAAGGATTGGAACTCGGTTTGAGCAGGCAATCCACCCACATCAATCGAGGCCACGCTGGTCACTGAGTTCATCAGAGCGTAGTTAACCACCGGCACAATCGTTTCACCCGCGATAGGGGTGGTCGTGGCATCAGAGGCAAGGCCCATGATATCCATGGTGGCAGTCAAGATTTCAGCCGTATTGAAGCCAAAGGTCATTTGACTGACCTCACATCCAGTGAAGTAGAAAATCGACTCCGTGCCACCCGCCGGGGAGATGCCCTTGCGGAAGGTGAATGCCTGCGCTTCTTCGGCGCCGTTGCGGTAGCTGGCTGCCTCAAATGTGACCGGATCACCGGATGCCTGCGACACCAGACCAGTGTCAGTCACGATCAGGTCGGTTGCCGTACTCGATACGACTTCCTTGGGGCCGTTGTTGGCCGCATTGGCAAAGCCCTGAATGTTCACAAACATACCCGGCTCAAGGCTGGAGAAGTTCACCGTGCCTGCGGATGAGTAGGTTGAAGTGCCCTGTGTCACAAGGGCGATCATCAGCGGCGACCACGCTTCGAAGGTGAGTTCAAACGGGGTTGATCCCTGAATGTTCTCATCCACAAGCACCAGATCATCGATCTGCCGGTCGTTACGAATAGCCTCAGATACGGCTGTAGCGATTTCGGTTTGGAGGCCGATACCAGTTACAGGCAGTGATTGGAAAGCAGGGGCCGGGGGCGTAGTGCCCGGAGTAACCTCTGCCACATAGGCCAAGTCAGTTCTATTTGTTGAAGTTACCATCGGGTCATTCCTCTTTTATTAAGTCCCTTGAAAGGGAACCTGAACATTTAATTGATACCAGTTATTGCCATCATCCCCGATCCTAATTGCCTCACCGGCATAGGTGTACAGGGTGTTCGCGAATATCTGGTTTTCCATCAAGGTCAGATACTCATCGACTATAGTTTGCGCCTCTCGGGAGCCTTTGTTAAGCGCCGTGAAAGTCTGCAGGACAGCAAATCCATTCTTGGTGATAGCAGGGTTCGGCCCAAGGGTGCGATTCTCTGCATCGATCGACACAATTGTGAACCGTGCCCACGCCTGATCCGCGACCGTATTCTGTGGCACGTTATCGAATGCCAAGACCGATGTGGCAGTCCAATTGGCCGCCATGTAGGTCTGGAATATCTGTTCGATTTCAGCGTATGTCAAAATCCGCGCCTCTGTAATTCTTTCCTGATCCGGCGATTAGCTGCCGCCCATCCCTTAGTGACCGCCCTCTCCACAAACATGGTGGGCGCCTGCTCACTGTGACCCTGATTGAGCCGGCTCATGTACACCAGATTGGACACCACGAAGTTGGGTATCCCCATCTTGGTATTTCCCAGTGAGGGGCGATTCAGGGGGTATGTGGGCTGCCCCTCGGGTGGTTCCTCATCGGAAGGCTGCCGGGTGGTCGCAATCCAGCTTGCACGGGCGCGTCCAGTATCGACAGGGGTGGCCCGGGTGAGCATGTTCCAGATATCCAAGGTGGCTGTGCGCTGCATATCCACGACCAGTTTGCTCAGATCGGCATTCACCTTGTCTGTGAACTGTTTATTGAGTTCACGCATCGGCTGCATCCCTCGCAAAAATGTTCCACGAAGCTGCCGCCGGATCGGGCTGAACCTTGTAAACGGTCAGTTCCTTGCCGGTGCCCATGGTGATTAGATCGTTGGGCTTCACCACGTTGGCCGCTAATTCATTTTGGAGCGTAATCACGACTGTATCGAATGGCCTCACATTGCTGTCATTAAGTTGCTGTTCAGAGGGCACATCAAACACCCCCCGGGTTGAGTAATCGGTTTCACTGGCTACCACAGCACCAGAAGCAGGATCGTATACAGAATCCCCCCGGCTGGTAAACACATAGTCTTGAACCGCATCCGCAAGGCTTGTATCGAATGCTTCACCAATCGCTGTCTGCACATCGCCGCGGAGTCCCATTATCTGCTCACAGACACAATGCCGGAATTACCAAAGGAGCAAACTCCCCCTTGTCCGAGCAGTGCCGTGATTTCCGGGAAGGGGTCTTTCTTGCTTGGCCCCGGGTTAACTGAAAATGACTTGCTGCTCGATACTGATCCGGCGGCGACTGCTTCTGCAGACACGTTACCGGGCACGGTGGTATCGACTTGAAATAAGGGGGTGTCCAGATCGATGTTGGCCAGCAAAGAGCAGGCTTCAACGACATTGGTTTGGACAGGGTCAGTCAGTACACAGCGGTATGCCGCATCGATGTACAGGGTCGCATTGACCAATGAGGTTTGTTTGTCTGGATCGGTAGCCGAGGCCCAAGGCTCATCGGTTCCATTTACTGCGTCTGCCTGCGCTATTGAGGCGTAAGGGGTGACACTTTGTAGGTTGGCCATCGTCCAAGCCCCATAAGTTGAAGGGGCCGTTAAGCCCCCGGATCGGATTTAGGTTTCGCCTTCTTCGCTTTGGC